GTGGGGGAGTTAATCACACAGACCTAACAATTAAAGGTCAATATAAAGTTACAAGTTTAGAAGGATTATTTACTGTAGGAGAAGTTATAGCAGGACAAAATTCACCAGATTCTCCAAATATAGGATTCGAGCGTTCGAGCGGTGTGTTGTCTTCGATAACTAAATTATAATGAGTGATAAATTAGATAAAATGACAAAGGCTTTAGCTGCTAACACTAAAGTAGCGGACGGTAAATTAGTACCTATGGGTGTTGATAATATTAATCTTACTAATGATGCAGAAGAAGATTATAATATAGCACGAGATAATTTAAAAAAGCTTCTTAATAAATCAGACGAAGCACTTGACCACATGATGCAAGTAGCTGCAGAAGCAGAGCATCCAAGAGCATTTGAAGTATTAGCAGGAATGTTTAAAACATCTGCGGATATGACAACGCAACTTAT